TAAGGTAGGTATTACTACAACTCAAGCTTCTGATATAACTGCTAACAATGCTAAAGTTACTTTTCCAGGTTTTGGAACTACTGCAGGTACAGCTCTAGAAGGAGACACGGTTATACCAGCTGCCGCTAATGATAGTACTATAACTTTAGCTGCTGGAACAAATATGACTGGTGGTGGGTTTTTCACTCTTGACCAAGCAACAAATAAAACCATAACGTTCAATGCTACAGGTGGTGGTAGTGGAAGTGGTTTTCCATCATCTGTTACCGCTCAAACAAGTGCTGCGCTTTCTGCTTCTGTAGATATTTTTTATACAGTAACTACTTCTTCAGGTACCCCGGATATAGTAGTAACTTTACCCACCTCTGTTGGTAATAGCGGAAAGATAATAGGTGTAAAATATGCTGGCCAAGATAGTGTAGATGATACTATTCTTATAAAAACAATAAGTAGTCAAACAATAGATGGAACTGATAGAACAACAAATGGTTTACCTTTAGCATCTGTTGGCACTTATTATGAGGTTATATCAGATGGTTCAAATTGGTTTATTAAGTAATAATGAGTTATACGTTTAATGAAGTAGGTGGCACCAACCACGGTGTTAAAACATATAATCAAATATTTGCTATAAACAGAAAAACTGTTGGTGCATCCAATTATTGGGATCCAACATTAATTAGTGGAGACACTGTTATTTGTGAAATAGAGTATACACACGCTAGTAGTGTGATAAAAGATCATAAGTTACTAACTTGGTTTGATTTTGATCAAGGCGGTTCTTTTGTTTATGGTGCTCACTGGATTGGAGCAGGAATATACTTATGCTACGACAGTGATGGTAACGGCTTTAATGTTGGAGATTTTATGTGTTCACCATATGAAATATCTACTCCATCAGGCGCGGGTGCTAGACCAAGCGTTTTAAAAGCTACTAATGTTTCTGAAGCAGAAAGACCCATGGGAGCAGCTCTAGAAACATGCGTATCAGGTGGTTTTGCTACAGTAGGTATGATGGGTTTGTGGCCTATGAAAAGACAAGGAGCTTTAGGAAGAAGTGAAGCTATATATTCTAGGACTGATGGTAGTGGCAAAGTAGATGATGCACCTATAGGTTCTTATAAAAACGGAGCATTTGGAAAAGCAATAGATCCAGATTTTCCTATAATTACATCAACAGCTGCAACACCCACCACTGTAGACGGAGCACAAGTATGTATTTGGGGAACAGCAGCAGAAGTATTTTAATATGAGTTATCAAGCACTACCTTACACATATGGAGCTTTAACAGAGGCTCAAATAGATGCAATACCTACATCTAGTCCAACAATAACAACTGGGTCAACAGTGTTTAACACAGACACTCAAATGTTAGAGATATATAATGGTTTAATATGGTTAGACGAAAGATCACTATGTTTTAAAGTGGACAGTGGTGTTACGGTTGTAAAAGGAAATACGTTATATACAGTTGGTTCTGGATCTACCGCTACAGGTGAAGTTGCATTAATGACTGATAGTTCAACTAATTATCCAAAGTTTGTTGGTGTCGCTACTAGAAATCCAGTTAGTGGTTTCGTGTCGGTTGCTCACTGTGGTAAAGTACAAGCTATAGCTGGTGAAACTATTACTAGAGGAGAGGGTTGTGAACCAAGCGGAACTGCTGGTAGATTTGACCTAGATACTTCTCCATCAACTGGTTGCTTTGGAGTTGCCTTAGAATCTGGTTCTTCTGGAGACTTACTATGGATAGCGTTACAAACAATAGAATTAGGATAATATGAGCTATACAAAATTTCATCACTGGGGTGCTAGAACTCAAGAACAAATACAAAGGTTACAACAAACAAGTGATTATAGTTCTGCTTATAATACTACAGAACCTAGATTACTTCAAGATGGTCAATCAATTATAGATAGAGGATTAGAAGGTGTTATGAGATGGGCTAAAAATCCTGTTCAAGACGCTAGTAGTAATTATTACAATGGTTGTTTTATGAGCGCTGAGTTTTCTCAATGGTGGGCTGGTTCTAGTGGTTTCCAAAACAAATGGTACACTGGTCATCAAGTGTCTCAAAATGAAGAAGTTGATTTAGGATCTAGCTCTGCTGATGCAGAATTAGCAGTAGGAGTTTCTTACAATACACTGTATGGATCAGGTACTCAAGTTGGTGGTGTTACAGTTGGAGATTATTTACAACTCAAGACAAGTGGAATAACAGACGTAGATTATAGTGGTATTAATAATCCAGAAGTTGGAGAGTTAGTTGAAGAAGGAAATACTGATGGTAAAGTAGATGTTAGCAGTTCTAAGTCTAATACTTTTGGTTGGGTAGTAAATACTTCTAACGTTGTAGGTACCGCTGGTTCTATATTGATAAAGATAAATACAACTGAAACAGCTTAAAACATAAATAAAACAAGTGATATTAAAAATAACAATAATGTAAATTAAATAAAATCAAATGAAAATTAAAGAAGAACAATTAAATAAAATAAAAGATCAAGCTACAAAAACTAACCAATTACTAAACGAGGTGGGTTATCTTGAATCTAAGAAACACCAATTATTACATGATCTAGCTCAACTCAACGAGGAGATAAATAACTACAAACAAGAACTTGAAAAAGAATATGGACAAGTTAATATTAATCTTGAAGATGGTAGTTATGAAGCTATAAAAGAAGAAGAACTACAAAATGTCTAATGTAATAAGAAAAATAAGTATAGGTTCTGACTACAAGAATGATGCAATGCATTATTCAGTAGGACAAGAAGTTTATGGAGGACATACTATTTGCGATATAATTGGTGACCAAGGAGATGGAGATTATTTAATATATATAAAAAAAAATAAAGAAGTTTTACCTTGGAAAAGATTTAATCGAAATATGGCAATAGCGGTTGAATTTGATCTTAAGTATGAATGAAAACATTATATAATTTCTTAATAAAACCATACAAAGAAAGGTATAATAATAATTTAAATATAGAAGGCAAAGATCTTATTGTTAATACTAGTATTGAAGATCATAAATTTGTTAGCAAAAAAGCTGTAGTAGTTTCAATACCTACAGCTTATAAAACAAATATAAAAATAGGTGATGTTATATACGTGCATCATAATATCTTTAGAAGATGGTATGATCAAAAAGGCAATGAAAGAAATAGCTCAACATATTTTAAAGATGATCTATATTTCTGTGGTTTAGATCAAATATATCTTTATAATTTAAAATGTAACTTAGATTATTGTTTTGTAAAACCTATAAAAGATAAAACATTTCTAAGCATAGGTAAAGAACAAGAACATTTTGGTATATTGAAATACTCTAATAGTTCTTTAGAACGCTTAGGATTAGCTTCTGGAGCGTTAGTGATATTTACTCCTAACTCAGAGTTTGAGTTTATTATAGAAGGCGAACGCCTTTATTGTATGAAATCTAATGATATAGCTTTAACCCATGAATACGAAGGAAACGAAGAAGAAAATAATCCAAGCTGGGCAAAAAGCAGTTGAAGAGCTAATTAAGGTAGCAAAAGAAAAGATCGTAGACTCAGACGATGATGTAAGCGCTGACAGACTTAAGAATGCTGCCGCTACTAAAAAGCTAGCTATATTCGATGCTTTTGAGATTCTAACTAGAATACAGGAAGAAGAAGATAAGCTTGTAGAGAAACCAAAAGAAGCTAAAGAAGAAAGAGTTTTTAAAGGTTTTGCGGAAGGGAGAAGTAAATGAGTTACGAGCAAACACTTTGGAAAGAAGTAAAAGATATTGTAAATCCTAAAATATTATCTAAACAAAATAGATTAAAAAAATGGGAATATGGTTATAATTCAGATTATGATTTTATAGTAATTAGTAAAACTGGACAAATTGGACAGATCATTGAAATACAAAATCTCAGGATTGCTTTACCAGCAATCGATAAACCGTTTAAACGAAGCGAAAAGCAAAAGGAACAATATTGGGAAAAACAAAAATACCCAAAAGAATTAGCTAGAATAAAAACAAGATTTGACTGGGATGAATACCCTAGTGAGTTTAAAGAAGAATGGTACGATTATATAGATGAAGAATTTAAATATAGATCAAATGGTCACTGGTTTTTTAATAACGGTGTGCCTACTTATATCACTGGTACTCATTACATGTATTTGCAGTGGTCAAAAATCGATGTCGGAGCTCCCGATTATAGAGAGTCAAACAGACTCTTCTTCATATTTTGGGAAGCATGTAAAGCAGATAGCAGATGTTATGGAATGTGTTACCTTAAAAACAGACGGTCTGGTTTCTCCTTTATGTCATCGGCAGAGCTTGTTAATCAAGCAACAATATCTAGTGATTCCAGATTCGGCATCCTTTCAAAAACTGGATCAGATGCTAAGAAGATGTTCACAGATAAAGTTGTCCCGATATCCGTTAACTATCCGTTTTTCTTCAAGCCGATCCAGGATGGTATGGATCGTCCTAAGACCGAACTGGCATATAGAGTCCCAGCTTCGAAGCTTACT